GGTTGAGCCCATGACTCTTAAAGCACTCGTTCGTGAGCGTATCGAAAAAGGTAAAGATATGCCCATGGACATTTTTAATGTGTTCGTAGGAAACCGAACCAAACTAACAAGGAAACAATAAACATGAACAAAGAAACACAAGTGATGAAACGTGAAACAGGAGGAGCAGTAGCATCAGTTAATTTTGAAGCTGATGCAAGTCATGGTGCACAGAATATAACGCAAGAAGATCTTGCGTTACCTTTTCTGAAAGTGCTGGGGCAGCTATCGCCCGAAGTTAACAAAGGGCATGCAAAATATGTTGAAGGTTCACAACCTGGCATGATTTTGAATACAGTGACAAACTCATTGTATGATGGCACAAAAGGCATCGAAGTATTGCCAGTCTTTTACAAAAGACAGTATATTGAATGGCAAGACAGAGGTGAATCTAAAGGTGCACCTGTACACATATATAATGCAGGTGATGATGTCCCTAAAACAACTAGGGATAAAGCCAACAAAGATCGTCTTGCAAATGGTAATTATTTAGAAAATACAGCGAATCATTATATCGTTGTTCTAGGTAAAAATCCAACCACAGCATTACTTTCCATGAAAGCTACTCAATTAAAGACTAGCAAGAAATGGAATTCAATGATGCTAGGTATTAAGATGCAGGGAAAAAATGGCCTATTCACACCGCCAACATATAGCCACATTTATAAGCTAAGAACGGTCCAACAATCCAACGACAAAGGAACTTGGTTTGGATGGGACGTTTCTCAAGTTGGTCCTGTTAAAGAAAAAGCGGTTTACGATATCGCAAAACAATTTGCTACAAGAGTTAGCAAAGGTGAAGTAGAAGCGAAACACGGAACCGAAGATTCTAAATCAGACGGACTATATTAAATCTTCCTTTGTGAAGGAAAGAAGGGGCGGTAGCGGGAGACTTAAGCCGCCCCGGTAATAATATGGTAGAGAAATTTAGAAATATTTTTAAAGGCTTAGATGAAAGATTTGGTTACCACATAGCCGACTACGAAGAAGGTGACGGTAAAAAATCTGGTGATTCTTTTACCTCAAACTATCCTCATACTTTAGAAATGTGGCAATCGCATCTCGAAGGAAAAAAATTTAAAGTTAAAACGAACCGTGGTTCTATCGAAGCAGATAGTTTAGGTTTATGTCCCATAAATAAAAACAGTAAATGTAGATGGGGAGCTATGGATCTAGATAATTATAAGCCTTCCATACCAGAATTATTTAAGAAATTAAAAAGTTTAAATGTCCCTACGATTCCTTTTAGATCAAAAAGCGGAGGGATACATCTTTATATTTTTTTAACTGAAGAAGTGCCTGCTTTATTAATGAGAGAAAAACTTCATTCAATAAAAAATATTTTTGGAGTAGAAAAACCTGACAAAATTTTTCCAGTTCAAAAATATTTGAATCTTGAGAAAGGGTCGGCCGGTAGCTGGATTAATCTTCCTTACCATAATGCCGCAAAAACAGAAAGATATATGATCAAAGAGAACGGAGACGCAGCTACATTAGAAGAATTTTTCGAAGCCTACCAAAAAAACAAAGTTACCCCAGCTCAATTAAAAAAGTTAAAATCCAACATAGATGAAGGTGAAAGCGGGGATTGGTTTAAAGATGGACCCCCATGTATGCAAGCTTTAGCTAAATTTGGCGTAGAGAAAAAAGCTAGAAACGAAACTCTTTTAGATATGACCAGGTATATCAAGTTGCGATACCCAGAAAAATGGAGAGATAAGGCAGGGGAATATAATAAAAAAATTTTTATACCACCAATGGACTATACCGAAGTGAATAATGTTATAGGCTCACGAGAAAAAAGAGAATATCCGTACAGATGTAACTCAGATTGGTTAAAACCTCATTGCGATAGAGCTAAATGTGTTCTTAGAAAATTTGGAGTGGGTAATGCTAACGGAGGAGGAAACGTAGTTTTAGGTCCTCTCTCTTATGTAAAATCAATTCCTAAAATTTGGTACCTAGGGTTTGGAGGGGATGAAGTTAAACTTTATTCCAAAGAATTAGTAAGACAAGATCTGGCTAGAGAAGCTGCCACAGAACAAACGGGAAAAACTCCTTCTAAAACAAAAAACTGGGATGATCAAATCAGATTACTACAGGAAAAAGCTACTCCTATTGACGCGCCAGAAGAAAGTTTACCTATGTATAAATTAAGACAGTACATTCGTACCTTTTGTTTTAATATGCGTAGAACAGAAGACAGAGGACAAATTCTTTTTGGAAAACCTTTTGTCAATACTAAAGAAAATAAAATTCATTTCCAATTCGACGCTTTTTATACTTTCCTTGAAACCAAGAAATGGAAAGACATCGAAGCTACTACTCATCAAATGTTAAAAAAAACTGAAGGAGTCAGCCGAGAAAAACTCCACATCTCTAAGAATGTAAAAAGAAATGTTTACACTGTAGACATCAAGGAATTTGAGGAACAAAAAGTAGATCTTGAAATCCCCGATTTTGGAGTTGGCGAAGACGAGGTGCCATTCTGAGAAAAATTGTACCTAACCTACGTAGAGATTTTAAAATTTTTGGTCCTCCAGGAACTGGAAAAACAACCTATATCTTAGAACGTTTAAAAGAATATTTAAACTACGGCTTTGCTCCTGAACATTTATTGTTGATCGGTTTTGCTCGAACAACAGCAGAAGTTTTAAAACAGCGATGCCAGAAAGAATTAGGACTCACAGAGGAGCAAGTAAAAGCCATTAGGACAATTCATTCTTTATGTTTAAATGAATTCCCGGCGCCTAAACCTAAATTATTTGGGAAGTCCCAACAAAAACAATTCAGGATGCTCATCAATATTCCTGTATCTGAATGGCCTAAAGCGGATGAATTTGATGCTGAAGAATTCGCTGATGTTGAAGAGCTAGGATCCAGCCTGGTAGATAAAAAATTAAAACTTATTCAACGAGCTCGCACAACGTTTTCTCATGGCGACTCCTGGAAATCTATTGAACATTATTATGATAACCACGACGAACAAGAATATAATAATATTCATCGACAGGATTTAGAACACACTTACACGCTTTACAATAAATATAAAAGAGACAATAGACGTATAGACTTTGAAGATATGCTCTGCCGAGTTTTAAAAAAAGATATTAATTTTCCAAAATATAACGCTGTCTTTGTGGACGAATGTCAAGATCTTAATCCTTTATTATGGGCTGTCATCAAAAAGATAAGAGAAAAATGTGATGATATTTTCCTAGCAGGAGATGACGACCAATCTATTTTTTATTTTACATCCGCGAGTCCAGCAGACTTTCTCTCATGGAAAGCCCCTAAAGAAAACGAAAAAATTCTCGATCAGTCTTATCGTCTGCCTAGAAAGATATTAGATTTTTCTCAACGAGTCATACATAATATTAGCCCTAAATACCGGAAAGAAAAAATATTTAAACCACGAATCGATCCTGAGACAAAACAACTTGTTGAAGGATCCATTTTTCAAATATCGGACCCCATGGATCTTTCGCAAGCTCTACAAAAGAAAGAAGATTGGATTATTTGCTCACGAGGAAGTAAACAAATTTTACCCTGGGCTCAACTATGTGTAAAACTCGGACTGGTCTGGAAATATAACAGTAGTTTTCAGGGACTGCACAAACAAATATCTTATTCAATTAAAGATAATGTTCTTGATATAATAAAATTATGGGACACTCTTAAAGATGACAAACCTATTCTAGGTTTAGATGTTTATAAGCTTTTTCCACGTATTTCTAAACCTTTCTTTGCTGTAAAGAAAAAAGAGTTTGAAGGGGAACGACACCCATTTATTGAAGATGGCTCGTTGTATACCGCTAAAGACTTCATGGCTAAGGGTTTTTTTAAACCTAATCTTAATTTTAAAAATGATTGGTATAAACACATAAGGTTTCAAGATAAAGATGTCTATAATCCAGAAATAGAACTACCAAGTAAAGACAAAGTTAAAATCATGGAAGATGTAGAAGAGGTTAATAAATATCTTCAACGAGTGTGGCATCGTGATCCTACGTTCCGAGCTGATGATATCATTCTAAGTACCATCCATGCGGTTAAAGGGAAAGAAGCAACCAATGTGGTAGTTTGCGATGTATGGACTTATTTCTTTTGGAAAAATTATACGGAAAAAACCTACGCCCATAGACATGAAGAAATCAGAGTGGCTTATGTAGGGATAACACGTAGTAAAAAAAGATTATTCATGTGGCGTCCTATACCTAACGCTAAAAAAGGAGAACATTCTTTTGATCCATTACAAATAAGCTATTATGACTCTCATACCCCTACTCCACGCATACCCACCGGGTCTTATACTGAAAATGATTATTTTAACTTCATACAAAGAATGGAGCAGGAAGTATATGGAGAACAACGTGAGTAGTTATAATAAACAAATTGGAGGAACACACTATAGAAAAATGAAGATTCAGCCCAGCAAGTTCGTGATTGAGAATAAATTGCTTTTCCCTGAAGGAAATGTTATTAAATATATCTGCAGACACCCATATAAAGGAGGAAAGGAAGACTTACTAAAGGCAAAACATTTTATCGATATGATTATTGAAAGAGATTATAAATAATGCAAGCCCCTTTGTTCAAGCCTCGAACCGAATGGGTACACCCAAATGAATTTCCAGACCTAAGCTCCTACGATGAAATTGCCATCGACTTAGAAACCAAAGATACTAATCTAATTAAACTTGGACCAGGAATGTTCAGGGACGATGGAGAAATTGTAGGAATATCACTCGCTGTAAAAGACTGGTCGGGCTACTATCCAATTGCCCACGAAGGTGGTGGAAATATGGATAGAAAACAAGTACTTAAGTGGCTTAAGGACGTTCTCAAAACTCCTGCTAAAAAAATATTTCACAACGCTTTGTATGATGTTTGCTGGCTTCGTACTTTAAATTTTAAGATCGAAGGACAGATTGTGGATACAATGATCACAACTTCTCTGGTTGACGAAAATAGAAGAGGCTATGATTTAAATTCTGTAGCAAGAGAATATACCGGGATAGGAAAAAATGAATACGCATTACAAGAAGCAGCGCAAGCGTGGGGACTGGATCCGAAATCAGAAATGTACAAGCTCCCTGCGATGTATGTAGGGGAATATGCCGAGAAGGATGCTGAGATAACGTTAGCCTTATGGCAAGAGCTTAAAAAAGAAATCACTCGTCAAGATTTATCAAACATTTTAAATCTTGAAATAGAGCTTTTCCCATGTTTAGTAGCAATGAAAGAACGAGGAGTAAAAGTTGATCTAGACCATGCTCATAAAATTGAAAAGAGTTTAAAAATCAGGGAAGATCAATTATTAAAAGACATTAAAATTGAAACAGGTTTTGCCCCTGATCTCTGGGCTGCGCGAAGCGTTGCTAAAATCCTAGACTATTTAAAATTAGATTACCCTCGAACTGAAAAAACTAAAGCTCCCTCCTTTACTAAAAAATATTTTGAAAAACAAAAACATCCAGTCGTTAAATTAATTCATAATGCACGAGTCGCTAATAAAGCTCGCACTACTTTTATTCAAAGTATTTATCGCTATGTTCATAAAGGAAGAATCCATGCAGATATAAATCAATTACGTTCTGAATACGGAGGAACTATAACAGGGAGACTTTCTTACAGGCACCCTAATCTTCAACAACTTCCAGGCAAAGGAGATATGGGAAATCAATTAAGATCTATTTTTGTTCCAAATTCTAAGGAAGAAGAGTGGGGATGTTTTGATTATTCACAACAAGAACCCAGACTCGTTGTGCATTATGCATCGCTTCAAAACTTAATGGGAGTGGAAAAATTTGTTACTGATTATAGAGAAAACAAAGACACAGATTTTCATGGAATTGTTTCAGAGATGGCCAACATTCCTAGAGAGCAAGCCAAAACAATTAATCTGGCAAAATTTTATGGCATGGGTAAAGTTAAAATGGCTGACAGTTTAAAAGTCACCACGGAAAAAGCAGGAGAAATTATTAAACAATATGATCAACGGGTACCTTTCGTTAAACAGTTAACTTATAAAGTTTCCGACAGAGCTCAGGAACGAGGACGCATTAGAACTCTACTTGGTAGAGCGTGCCGTTTTCCATTATGGGAGCCCTCATATTACGGTCTTCATACACCGCTTCCTCACGATCAAGCGCTCGCGGAACACGGACCAGGAATCAAAAGAGCTTTCACTTATAAAGCTCTTAATAAATTAATACAGGGGTCCGCCGCAGATATGACTAAAAAAGCTATGATTGAATTATATAAAAACGGTATTATTCCCTTAATTCAAGTACATGATGAATTAGATATTTCTGTGCCAAGAGGGGATAAGACAAAAATAAAACAAATTAGCACCATTATGGAAGAATGTGTTAAGCTTGAAGTTCCCAATAAAGTAGACTATGAAGGTGGTAATAATTGGGGACAAATAACCGACGAATAGGAGGACATATGGAAAAAGTAAAACAACTTTGGACATTAGCAAAAGCTAATCCCAAAATATCTGCCGCTATCGTGGTAGTTATTGTTGCCATCTATTTTTTAGCAGCTTAGGATTTTATGTTAAATGGCATACTTAAACGCAAACACACCTGTGATCTATGCACAGATCCGGAGAGAATATCTCTATGATCTTAAGAAACATCATGGAGAAGTGGAAGACTGTATTGTCTTTGGCTTCGCATCGATTACAGGGCGTCCGATACTCTTCCATGCAATTATGGAAAACGGAGCTGTATTCTACCGCTTGCCAATCTCTGCGTTCGTACAAAGAAGCTTTGATGTCAAAGAGGTTCCTAGGATGCGACTTGACGAGCTGGAGCTATGGAATTGCTTTAGTTACTATCCTAGCGTTACTTCTTTTGATGTCTTGGACGGTCAGTCCGGTAAATTCATAGGAAAAGATAAA